ACCTTCATCAGTTTTAAACCAATGTGCTAAAGCGGTGTACGGATGCTCGTCAAATGGCACTGTCATTATTTTTCTATCATTAGAACCCCATAAAAAGTTTCTTTGATCAGAAGATAATTTAATAATACCAAGTTCTACAGCTTTTATACCAAAGTTTCTAAGCTGAACATTATCGTCAGCGGCTAACTCTAAAAACAAAGCTGGATTATTACGCGCAAATAATAACAAATCTCTTTTAAGTTCTTTAGAACTCATCTCTGATACTTTAGAACCTACTTCTACACGCATAATAGCTTCTGCTAAATCAATATCTATTTGTCTAGCCATTAATATTGCATCTGCTTCTAGCTCTAAAATTTGAATATCATCAGTTGCTTCTTTAATTGGATTATACTCTTCGTATACTTTATCTTTATATGGATGGTATAAAGATAATAATTTTTGTAAAGTAGTTTTTTCTTTTTCAACAAACAAAGTGCCGTTTCTAAAAATAATATGAGCTAATCTTTGGTCTCCTTTCATTTCATCTATAAAAGGTGTTTTTTGGTTTTCGCAATATTTTAACTCTCTTTCATAACCTTTTTCTTCGTCAAAATAGTATATACCAGAACTTTTCATACTATAAGATATAGGTTTTTTACTACCTTTTAAGTTGTAAACTCTATCTTTTATTTCCCAACTTGTTTTTTTAGGTTTTATTGTTTCAACAACTGGTGTTTCAACAACAGGCACCTCTACCTTTTCTGTTTTTTGTTTTTTTGTCATAATATAATATATAATAAAATTAATAAAATAAAAGGCCGAGGCCGAAGCCCCGGTCTTTTAAAAGTGATTTACGATTTAATCAACATAAAGTTGTTAGCACCTTGAGTAATTAAACATCTTTCAGTTAAGAAATTCAAGTGCATTGCATCTAAAGCAGATGTAGCAGCGCCAACAGAACCAGTAACCCAAGTTTTCATTCTTCGGTCATCAGTTTGTGAAGCTCTATATCTAACATGTAGGAAAGGTCTTTTCATGCTTTGCCCAACTTGTTGGTCATAAACTGAAGAAGTACCAGCCGGGATCATAACGCCTCTAATTGCATTAGCAGTAAGAGCTGCGTTAATACCACCTCTAGTAGCTAAATCATTTAAGTATCTAAAGTCAGATTTATAGAAGTCATAAGAACCTCTTCGGAAACCAGAGAAACCTAAATTAAGTGCCATATCTTCAGAGTTATCAAATACTCCGTAAGAAGTACCACCAGAGCCGTAAGAATTCATTGAAGCTAACATATCATCAATAGCTAAGCTAGTTGATCTGTTAACAAACATCATGTACTCTTCAATAGCGCCTTGCTTATCAAACTCAGCAAGTATTGCATCAAATTCATCTAAATCAATAGCAGCACCACTAGCACCAGTTATACCATTAGTAACATTACCTCTATCTTCAATAGCAGCGAATAAACCTTCAGTACCTACAACATCGCCATTATCAGCAATATATGCATCAGCACCAGTAGTAACACCAGATCCACCAGCACCAACATTATGAGCACTATCAGAACCAACTTCACTTTCTAGCATCGCCATTTCAATGTAGTCGGTAAAACGAGCTCTTGTATCAGCCTCAGCTTTTAAGTACCATAAGTAACCAGCTTGACCACCTTCTGTAGAAACTTCAACCCAACCAATTCTAGATGTATCAGAACCTGATACTTCGTAAAAATCTTTCATAATAATTGGCTTGTTAGTAAAAGTTTGAAATTTAGGCTCGTTAGCTGAATGTCTTTCTTGAACTGTAGAAGCAGCTGAAGCAGTGTAGTAACCAGTACCTTTACTGTATTCAGAACCATAAACTAATAAAGTTGTAGCTTTACTAGCAGTTTTTGTCGCTATATCACCGTCTGCATAAGTAGAAACAGTAATAGCAGCGCCAGTGATTGATGTAACAACAGCTTTAAACACACCATCTGCATTTGCTATAATAACAGTGTCATTAAGTCTAACAGCGTGAGTAGTTGTAATAGGGTTATTGTCAATATCAGTTTCACATGTAAATTCATTTGTATCCGACATATTACCTTTGTAAGATATATGTAGTCTTGATTGTTCAGACCATACAACTTGATCAGAAGTCATAGCCTCTTCTGCACCAACTTGAGAAAGGAAGCCAGAAATTGTACGAGGTCCAAAAACCTCAGCTTCTTTTTCCATTAAGTCAGGCAGGTATTGTTGTCCCCACGAGTTTGCAGTTCCCGTAAAGTCTAAATAATTTGTAGCGAAAGTCTGCTTTTGAGTAGCAGGCACACTATTCAAATTAGTTCCATTTGTAATTGCCATTTTTTAATAATTTTAAATTGTTATTTATTGTTTTTAATTTTAAACTTAAAATCAGAAGAATTATCACCTAACACCTTTACTTTTAGTCCACCAGCTTCAATTGTACCATGACTTTGTCTTGGATTCATGTCAACGTTTTTAGCTTTAGCAACACTATCTTTCATAGCGTCAGCTTTTCCTTGTTCATAAAAGTGCTTTGCAACAGCATCAGCATTCATTGCTGTAAATAAAGATTTATGATAACCCTTAGCATCTGATAATGTAGAATTTTTATCTAAAAACTTTTTAGTAAAATTATTTATATCGCTTTGATTATTTTTAATCTCTTCAACATTGTTTACGTTAAATCTGTATTTTTTATCACCGACGTTATACTCAAAACCTTTGAATTTGTCATTAAAAACTTGATTAGTTTTTTGTGAAAAAATTTCAGAGTTTTTCTTAACTGTTTTTTGATTTGCCTCTGACTCTTTGTTGTATCTATTAAAGAAATCCCAAGCTTTTTGTTGTTCAGGCGTAAGCTTTGAACCAGCTTTAATTTCATTATAGTACTTGGACTTTTGCCCGTCCAGATGGGCTCTAGCGTTGGCAACTTGCTCTTTTAACGCTAATTTTTTTCTTCGTATTTCTTTTTGATCATCTTCTTCTTCGTCATAAGAAAACTGATCTTCCATAAGAAAGTTAATTTCTTCATTGTTTAAATGAGGTTTTGTTTGCTTGTAATACTCGTAAAGTAAATCTTGATTATCTAGTTTAGAATAATCTTGGTTAAGCTTAACATAATCATTTAAATCGCCACCTGTTTCTTCCATAAAGTCTACTAATTTTTGTATACTTTCGGGTAGTGGTTTTCCTGTGGCTTCAGCCTCTGCAACAGCTTCTTCAACTTTTTCCTCTACTTCAGCAACTTCTTCTTCAGTAGACTCTTCAGTTATTTCTTCTAATGTTGGAGCTTCTTGTGTTTTTGCTTCCGGCTGTACTTCTTTTTGTTCTTGTGTGGACTCGGTACTTTCAGACTCTGCAACCACTCTACTGTCGTCAGTTGTATTTGTTTTAGTCTCTGTGTTTTCTTCTGGTTTTTCATTTTTTTCTTTTTTTGGTGTTGGTGGTTTACTCAAATCTACTTTAATAATATCATCTTCTTTGTTTTTCTTAGGTTTACTTAAATCTACTTTTACAACATTTTCATCGCCTGGATCTTGTTGGTTTTGGCTTGTAGTTTTTTCAACTACTTCTTCTAATTTTTCTTCCATAATATAATATAATAATAATTAATAAATTTACTTAGGATCAAACGCACCTAAATCAAATCCTCCGCCTAGTATATCATTACCTGCAGACTCAAAGTTTTTAGGTGGTTTTCCACTATTTCTTTGCTCAATCATTTCTGACTGTTGTGTAGCTTGTATTTTTGTTCTTTCATCTTTACGGTCTTCTTTTTCTTTTTCTCTACTTTTCATACCGTCAACTTCAATGTTTTTTAATTGCATATTGTATTGAAACTCTAGTGCCATTAATTCTTTTTTCATTTCAACTTCTTGTAACATTTTTTGAGCTTCAATACCTGCTTCCATCTGCATTAACTCAGCTTTACTAGCATTAATTGCTTGATTTTTTTGAATATCAGCTTGTGCCGCTGCTTGAGCTGATTGTTGATTTAATTGAGCTTGTTGTTGCATGTTTTGCTGTTGTGTAGCTTGATCTCTATCTATTTTTCTTTTTCTACGTATTTTTAACATTTGATTAGCTAGCTTTATATTACGTATTTCTCTAAGATCAATGGCATCTTCTAGTTCTATTGTTTTTTGTTGCAAAGCCATTTGAATATTATTTTCTAATATAGCTTTTTCTTCTTCATCTGGTGTTAATTCTAAAAATATACCAAAGTCATACAGATGTAAGTCAGACATCTCATTTAAAGTTGCCACGTTGTGAGTTCCTATAGCTTGTATAAAAGCATCTTTAGTTGGTGAATATTCTATAATATCAGATATTCTAAGCGATAAACACTCT